TTCTTTGAACCATTTGCTGCTATCTCGTATCTTGTTCCACTTTTATGTCTTTCTGTTATACGTTCTAATCCAGGTGTATCATCATATTCTTTAACATGTCCACTCTCTGTTTCCATAACATTATTATATGGATATTCTGGTGCATATGTGCTAACTGGTTGATATTCACCAGTAGGCTCTGCAGCATTTGGGTCTGCATCACCTTTTACTCTTACATTATTATCATCTACACCTTCTGTCTTCGTAGGAATACTCCCCATTACCATAAACTCTTGCTGTTCTGGGTCTTTAAATATACCACAAACTAATGTACCAATTAATAAATTTACTGAATTACCTATACCATCTTTAGCCGGTGTATTTGCTGGCATCATGACTGATGACCAAGAAAGTTCTTTTGTTTTTATATTATATTCAGCACCTTGTCTATTATCATGTTTTCCATGTACACGAACTTTAACTCTACCAAGTTTTAATGGGTCTATAATATCTACTACTATTCCAAAATACATTATGTTGTACCCTCTCTTGCTAATCCTATATTTTGTGAATATTTCATTTCACCATCATCCATTATAAATGTGTGATTTATATTAACAACTAAATATGATCCATCAGTTTTTGTTCTTGATATATTACTTCCACCTTGTAAAACTTCAATAACCATACCGCAGCCTAATCCTGGAACAGCTACAGCTTCAGAAACATTTAAATTTGTATTAAATACTCTATATTTCATATTTCTTATTATTTCTTCTTGAACTAAACTATCTGGAGCAAATAAAGATACTTCAGTTTCAAATAATTTTTTACTAGTTGGAAATTTTATTATTTCAACATTTGTTATTTCTTTTTCTGGAAGAACTTTATTTGTTGTTTCATCTAATGCTATTTCTGTAATCTTTTGTCCCCACATACCACCAGATAATTTACGTATAAAATTTTTATTATAATCTGTTAAAGTGAATGAACTAGCAGATCCTACAGTTGCTGCAACACTAGTAGCAGAATCTAAAGTTACTTCTTCACTATGTATTAAAAATGGAGTTCTTCCATCAGGCATAAATTGATCATTTACCATATCATATAAAGATGTAAATCTTGTCATTCCTTGGTCAGCTAATCTTTGATATAAAAACATTCCAGTATAATTTTTATCGTATGAAACATTTACTACATTTGACATAGCTTTTGCTGCAGAAATATTAGGTACAATGTATTTTCCTTTAGAAACTGTATCAGAATCACGTATTAATATTGATTCTGTACCATGAGTTTCTAACCATAAATTTTTAATTATATCATTTGATGTTCCACTATATGCATTACAAATTCTAGTTGCAGATTCATTTAAATTATTTATTGATGTTACATTAACATTATATGATTTACCCATTTTAGTAATAATTTGATTAGTGACACCATCAACATATAAAGTTATTTCTAATGGTAATTCAAAATAACTATAACCTATTTTAATAGAAGTCTGAACTGGTCCTCTAAAAAAAGTATCAAAGAAATTAACTTTGTCTTCAACAAATAAAGTTCCTTTAAGATTACCATGAACACTTTCATACAATGACATTGATGTTACCATTGCACCTATGTCTGTACTGTCTATATAAACACTAAAATCTGATATAGAAAACATTACGCACCCATTGCTCTAATAAATTTACGTGCCACATCTCTTATATTATGAGGTTTTATTACTTTTAAATTTCTATTTTGCTCAGTGACTGTAGACTCATAATCAATATAAGTGAATGCAGTTGTTCCAGCTAAACGTCTTGGTACCCAATCCCCAGTTGAATCATCAGTATGATGGTGTGGTGCATAAGCTTGACTTTTAATAAAATTACATGCAACAGAATCTTGAGAATTTACACCATTTATAGTCTCACCTGTTATAGTAAATGTGCCTGATGTTTTTTCAATAACAATATAACCCATGTTAACGTGTATTTCTTTAATGATACCAATTGCGCCTGATATAGAACCAGTAACTGTTTCACCTAAAGTAAATTTATTATTCAATGAAGTACTAGTATCAGCTGCAAGATATTGATATTTTTCTGTACAATACTCTACTAATTGAGAATACTTCATCGGCCAGTCATCCCATATATTTTTTATGTGTGGATTAAGTAATAAGAATGTCCAATGATATTGAGATGAACCATATAATCGTTGACTTAAATGATCAGGTCTTTCACCATCAATAACTTCTACTGTTTCATAAAAACCAGCATTATTAATTAATGAATCTGCAACTTTAGCTTTTGATGTTAAATTTTTTAATCTATCTAAATTACCAGAACCATCAACATCTATTGCTACATTTTGTATATTTTTAAAATACATATTAGTACCCCGCCTCTACGTCTGCTGAATATATTGGAGCCATTTCTTTAAGCGTTACAGTTAATCCAATTTCTACAGGTGCATTATTTTCATAAAAGAATGAAGATGTATTTGGATTATATGTTACACCAACTGATTCAATAACACAAGGAGGCAATTGTATCATATTAGTACGTTCTGCTCCTGCTCCATGAAATGATACAATAACATGATCAGGTACTGTAATAATCATTAAATTATCTTTTGTTGCATGTGCAGATTTTCTAAACATTTTAATAAGTCCTGTGGCATGCTCTGATTCTTTTATGGAATCTGGTAATATAGTCCAAGTAAATGTAAAACTTCTCATTGTAGTTGCTGAATATGCCATAAGTTCATTAGGATTAGCAATTTTACCAGTACCTCTTTGTACTTCTGTTCCAACTACTTGTGCTAATCCAGCACCAACAAGAGCTGAAAATTGACCACCCATAAATTTACCAAGAAATGGTATTTTTCCAACCACCCAACCACCAGCAGTCATGGCAGTAGTGCTTGTTAATGTAGTTGGATTAAATATATCTTCATAATTTTCAGAAAATAAGGTTTGCATAAAAGCTCCCATTTTTCTTGAATCTTCATTATAAACCATTTGGTCATTTATTGCAATATCTGTAGGCATATACATTGCAATTGAACCTACATATTTTCTATTTACAAGACTACCAATCTTTGATGCAAAATCTTTTACTCCATCCATAACAGCACGAGACTTAGCTATAGCTTTATCTTTTAAACTTACTTCATCTTCTGCTACTTCGTTACTACCTTCTTCATTTCTATAATTATCAACTATATTATCGGCACCAACTTCATGTCCTCTAAATTTCATAAACTTATCTTGAAGTTTATCAGTCATACTTCCCATAAAGTCAGTTGTTCCTTTACCGTAATCATCATTATCAACTTTCATAAATTCAAACATCATAAATGGTTCGCCTGTCATTGAAGCTAAAGCATTCATACGTTTTTTAGCATATTCACTACTTTGATTACTATTGAAATTTATATCATCCATATTAGTATCATTCCCTACAGTCTCTGGATATTTCCAATGTTGGAATCCATCATTAGAATGATTGAAATTTATGCTATGCTCATCGCGATGACCTGTTACATGTGCCATTATTGTTCCTTGGTTTGTATAATAGTTATTTATACGAATTTGTATAAATAGTTATATGAAAAAGACATATTCTGGCTCTTGGAGACCAAAACACCCTGAGAAATATAATGGTAATGTTGATATGATACATTATAGGTCATTATGGGAAAGAAATGCGTTTAGATATTTAGATAAAGCATCATGGGTTAAGTGGTGGCAGTCTGAAGAAACCATTATACCATATATATGTGCGACAGATCGTAAGGCTCATAGATACTTTGTGGACCTTACTATACGAACAGATACAGGTCGTACCCTCTTGGTTGAAATAAAACCATCACATCATACTAAACCACCTAAAAGAAAAAAACTAAATGAAGCATTAGGTTATATGAAAAATATTTCTAAATGGAAATATGCAAGGAAATATTGCGATGAACGGGGTTATGAATTTCAAATATGGACTGAAAAAGAGCTTGAAGCTATGGGTATTAAAACAATGACTATGAAATTTAAAGTGAGTAAAACAAAAACTGGTAAGAGAATATGGAAGTCCCTTAAGAAAAAGATATAAATATAAGTATGGCCAGTTTATTTGACGCATTAGAAGCAGAAGCATTTCGTAAAGGAATAGTAGCTCGTTCTAAAGAAGCAGCAAAATGGTTTGAAAAAAAGGTTGTAGCTCTTGGACCACAAACTAAAGCTATTCTTAAAGATGATAGATTAACAACAAAAAATAAACCTATGATTGGTGATATGATAATGTATACATATAATCCAAAATTAAAAACAGTTTTGCCATATTATGATATGTTTCCTTTAGCGATTATGGTTGGTCCAGCACCTGGTGGATTTTATGGTATTAATTTACATTATTTACCACCTAAAGTTCGTGCTATATTTTTAGATCATTTAAATTCTGCTACTACTAATCAAAAATTTAATGCAACTACTAGATTTAAAATTACATATCAGATGTTAAAAGCTACTAAAAAATATAAATATTTTAAACCATGTTTTAAACATTATTTAACAAAACAAGTAAGTTCAAATATAATGAAAGTTGATGCTGCTGAATGGAATATAGCAATATTTTTAGAAACAGCGAAATTTAAGAAGAAAAGCACTTCATATGTTTGGGCAGATTCAAGGAGAGAATACAGATAATGACATTACCAGTAAGTATAGATACAATTAAATCAACGATTAATCGTCGTGGTGGTGTAGCACGTGGAAATAGATATGCAGTATATGTTGCTCATCCTTCAAAGAGTGTAAATAGTTTATTAAAATTTGACCCTGCAACATTACTTAATAATTTAATATCTGGTGATGGTGTTCATATTGGAGATTTTATAAATGACCCAAGAGATTTATTTTTATTATGTCAAGCTTGTACACTTCCAGGTAAGAGAATTTTAACTACTGAAGCTGGACATAATCATAATTTATCTAAAAAGCCATATTCAATGATGACAGAAGAAGTTGTGATGTCATTCTTATTAACAAATGATTATTATATTAAAAAGTATTTTGATATGTGGCAAGAAATGATTATTGATAGTACACATGAACATTATAAAGCATTTTATAAAAGAGATTATAGTGCTGATGTACTTATACAACAATTAACTGGAGCTAGTGATATAGTTCCTGGATATACAGTTAAGTTAGAAAATGCATATCCTATACAAATTACCTCGGTTGAATTAGGTAATGCAAGTGATGGCTTATTAGAAATAAGTGTTACATGGGAATATGATAATTGGAGAAGTGTTGGATTAATAGACGGATTCGAAGATATAAAAAATCATGTCACGTCTATTGGAAAAAATACATTAGACATGATTAGAGGATAGAAGAATTTTTTAAAATAATGGAGAAAGATTGATATGTTGCCAAGAATAGCAATACCAAAGTATGATATGATTGTGCCCTCAACAGGCAAAAGTATTACATATAGACCATATGTGGTCAAAGAAGAAAAACTTTTATTAATTGCATTAGAGTCTGAAGATGAAAAACAGATTGAAGGTGCAATTAGTGAAGTTATTGAAGCGTGTTTAGATAATAAAGTTAAAGTAAAAGATTTAACATCATTTGATATTGAATTTATATTTTTAACATTACGTGCACAAAGTGTAGGTGAAGGAATAAAGTTAAATATACCTTGTGCTAATACTGAATGTGAAACTAAAAATGAATTTAAAATTGATTTAAATAAATTAGAAGTTAAGAATAATGATTTTGATGAGAAGGATCTTCAAGTTAAAATTACTGATGATGTAACTCTTGATTTACGTTGGCCAACTATGGGTGATAGAAGTATTGAAGGTCTCTCGACGAATACAGAAGCTATTATTCATATGACTGCTAAGTCAATAGGTACTCTTTATAATGGTGAAGAAATAATTGCTATGAAAGATACACCACATGATGAAATAGTTGAATTTGTTGAAAGTTTAAGTTCTGAACAATTTAATAAAATTATTGGAATACTTCTTAAAACACCATATTGTGGTTATGATATAAAATTCACATGTACAAAGTGTGGAGAAGAGAACGAAAGGGAGTTAAAGGGACTATCTGATTTTTTTCAGTAGCCCTTTCACACGATTCGATAACGACGCATTATAAGACAAATTTTGCTTTAATGCATCAACATAATTTCCAATTAACAGATTTGGATAATATGTTACCGTGGGAAAGGGAAATATATGTTGTCCTTTTAACACAATGGATTGAAGAACGTAACAGGGAAATGAAGAAAAAATAAATGGCAAGCAAACTAAAAGAAACTGGTGGAGCAGCTCCTCAACATGATGAGAGAATAACTGAGGTAATTGCTGAGTTAAGGAAACTTAACGCTGCGAGTAAAGGAAATGCATTAGGTGAAAAAGAAGCCACAGGCCGTGCAGTAGGAGAAGAAAAGCGCGCAAAAGCTAAAGATAAAAAAGATGAGAAAGGCGGTTGGTTAGGTTCTCGAGTAGGAATGAAAGAACAATTCACTCGAAGATTTGTGGCAGCTCGTGCAGTAAATTTCTCTTTACCTGGTAATCGATCAAATGCAGCAAACCAAGAACTTATGCTTGGGTTGTTGGGCGAGCAAAAAATATATCAAGAATGGAATAAAGCACAAACAATAGCAATTCAAGGTGACAAAGCTGAACTTGATAGAGAAAAAGATAAAGTAGTTGATACTACAAAAGATGATAAGAAAAAGAAACTTGATAAAACTGAGAAAGATACAGCAAAACAAACTAAAGGATTTTTTAGTAAACTATTAGGAAAATTCACTGGTGGTGGTTTTATGATGGGTGCTGGTGCATTATTAGGTGGATTAGGAGTATTAGCTGGTGGTGCTGGATTATTGCTTAAAGAATTAAATGATTTAGATGGCAAAGCAATTCGTGCTAATGTAAATGAATTATTTGGTATTAGTGATGATGTAGGTGGAAAGGGAGCATTCTTCCTTGAAAGTGGTACATTCGTACTTGCTATGACAGGTATTGGTTTAGGTTTAGTTGCATTTAGTGCTGGTGCTCTTGTTGCTGCAGCTGTAGATAAGTTTGCTGGTGATGGTGCTTGGGCAGAAAATATAGTAACAAATGTTACTACATTATTAGGTATGGCCGGTGGTACAATTGGTAGTAATGCAGCATTATTAGGTTCAGGTCTTGTGTTTGGTACTGCAATGGCTGCTATAGGTGCTGGTTTAGTTGCATTTAGTGCTGGCTCTATAGCTGGTACTGCAGCTACAGGAATGGACTTAGCATTAAAGAAATTTAGTGATGGTGTTTCCTGGTCTCAAAATATTGTTGATAATGTTGAAACATTATTAGGTATTACTAGTGGCGGATTTTGGTCTAATGCAGGAATATTAGCAAAAGGTCTTGTGCTTGGTACTGCTTTAGCAGTTATTGGTGCTGGTTTATTAGCATTTAGTATTGGTGCTACAACTGGTGTTGCAGCTGCAGGAATGGATGAAGCATTAAAAACATTTACTGGTGGTACTTCATTTGCTGATAATATAGTATATAATGTTGAAAAATTATTAAGTATTGCTGATGGTTTTGGTGAAAATATTGGATTATTATTTGGTTCAGCTGGATTTGCTGTTGCTATGGGAGCTATTGGTGCAGGTATACTTGCATTTAGTATTGGTGGTGCTGCTGGTACAACTGTTGCAGCTATGGATTCAGTATATGAGAATTTTAGTGGTGAAACTTTTGCCGAGAATATTAAAAAGAATGTTCTTGAATTATTATCCATTAAAGATAATTTGGGTGGTAATTTAAATATGCTTACAGATAGTGCTTTCTTTGTAGCTGCAATGGGTGGTATTGGTTTAGGTTTATTAGCATTTAGTGTTGGTAAAGCTGGTTCTGGTCTTGCTGAAATTATTACTCAATTTTCTGGAGTTGGTTTTGCTAGTACAATTAAAGATAATGTAGTAGATTTATTAGGTATTTCAAGCTTGCCAGGTGTAAATATGGCTGCAGCAACTGAATTTGCTGCTGTTATGGGTGTAATATCAGCAGGTGTTTTAGCATTTAGTGTTACGAAAGGTTTTGATGCACTTGTTGGTGTAGGTGCTGGTATACTTAATTTCTTTTCTGGTAATGAATCACCAATAGGAGAAATGTTAAAAATAGCTGATTCAGCTGATGAATTAGATAAAGCAGCAACAGCTTTAGATGCACTTTCAGATGCTTTACATAAGATGACTATGTTAAAATTTAGTGGAGTAGATTTTGAATTTGGTAAATTTGCTAATGATTTAGCTTGGGGAGTGAAGGGTATACATGTTGCTATGTATGGAGGCACATTTGACCCACCTGGATTTTTGAAAGCAGCAAATAGAGCAGTAACAATTGATGCAGGTAAAGGTTTAGCTAGTATAGCACCATTAGATTTTGAAAATGCTGGTACTGGTATTACTATATTAAATCGTGCATTAAATAATTGGGATGGAAATACTACTAAAGAAGTAGGTGAAGGTGGTGGAACATCAAGTGTAGGTGATATCTCCTCAATTGATGATCATTCTACTAAAGTAATTATTAATCAAGCTCCTGAAATTGTACAATTTAATAATGCTACAGGAGCAGACGGACAAATATACTCTTGGTAATAAAAAACCCGCCTTTCGACGGGTTCATAAGATAAGCTTTAAGCTTCAGCTGCTAATTTAGCAAAATAACTCATAGTATCATCTTCAGCCTCAGCTCGTTGAACTGGGTCTGCTGCTACAGCTACAGGATCTGAAACAACAGGACTGTCATTAAATGGTGATTCGTTTTTAATATCCTCATCAACATAATCAATTTCAGTACGTGCTTGTGGTGTACCATCTGTACCCAAGACTCTAGTCAACTTAAGATTAAGCTCACTATAAGACTTGAATGTTGAAGGGTCTGTAAATTCCTGAATAGAATGTTGTTTATTATAAATTTCTTCTAATAAACCATCATCTGCATCAAGAG